AAATTCAATAGATAATCATGAAATACCTATAGTAAATTGGTCAGCAAATAGTGCTATAATTATAGATAATTTAATAATAACTGAGATTAATAAATTAAATAAAGGATATCCAGGTCGTATTATAGGAACAATTAATTTAGTCAATTTTTTTCCAAAGATACCCGCTAATAATTTAAAAAATTATATACTTTTAGCTGGAAAAGATTTAAATGATTATAATAAAAGTATATATAAATTAAGTGATATGGCGCCAGTATGTTTATTTGATATCATTACACATAATTTAGAAATTAAAGATTTAAGACATGTATTTGAAAAGTAACGTCATAAATTTTGTTTGATATATAACGCTAGATCTAAATACTTAATTTAACAATTATTTAAAATTGAATCAGATATTTGTCTATTTAATTCATCTGGACTTATCGTTTGATAATTAAATATAATTGTTGAAAAAAATAAGTATTCAAATAATCCTAAAAATGTTATCATTACAAGATTATCAATTATAATTGTTTTATAATTAATTTTTCTTCTAAACCATACACAATTTAATAATATTAATACTATATTTATTCCACAAACAAACAAAAAATAATATACTGCCTTAGTTAATAAGGTATAATTATAATTTGATCTAACATTATAAGCAATATTAGATGCTTGATTTATTTGTGTTGTATTTAAAAACAATCTTATAAAATCATCAACTAATGTTTTATCATTTTGATTTAATGTAGAACAAATAGAGGTTGCTTGATTAGTCATTTGATTAAAAACATCTACTAATGCTTTATCTTCATATTTAGTGACAAAATTAAAAAAGAAAATTAATTCAAACATTGCGATTAGAAATAAATGAACAAAAAATAATATAAGTTTATTAATAGTTATTTCATATAAATCTATTTTTTGTGCTTCTGTTTGTATTCCAATTTCATTAAATCTTTTACTATTCATTAATTCATTAGTTGAATAATTTTTTAATAATGGTATTTTTTTTAAATCATCTAAATGTGTCTCTGAAAATGAAACTGGGCGATAATTAATAAGTTTATTATTTAATATAGGATCAATATTCATAATTTATTTATATTCTGATTTTTATATTCTAATAAAAATTATATATTTATATTATATGAGCAAAACTTCAAAAATTAATCTATATACAAAATATGATATTGACGTTATAGGTGATAATATTGATATATTAAAAAAAGAAGCTGAAAATTTTGTAGCCGAAAATTATGAACAAACAGCTGCTGATTTTAGAGAAACTACTAAAATTATTGAACAATTTGTTAAAAGCAAAAATAGAATTATGTATGGTGGATATGCTCTTAATAGATTACTTATTAATAAAGATCCATCTAAAGCAATATATAATAAATACAGCAAACCAGATATTGATTTCTACACACCTGAACCTCTACAAGATCTCAAAGAATTATGTGATCTTTTATTATCTAAAAAAGTTATTGATCCTAGAGTTCAACAAGCTCAACATGGAGATACATATAAATTATTTATAAATTATGATGATGGTGGCGATATAACATATGCTCCATTACATATTTACAATAAAATGCCAACAATTTCAATAGATGGTATGAGATATATACATCCTAGATTTATGTATATAGATTATTTAAGAATGTATACTGATCCATTAATGAGTTGGTTTAGAATAGAAAAAGCAATACCAAGAGGAATGACATTATTAGAATCATTTCCATTAGAAGTTGGAACTGAAAAAATCAAGTATGATGAATTATCAAAAAATAGTAGTGTTATAATGGGAGATCTATCTAAAATATTATCGGATATAGAAACTCTCATACATATTGGAACCTATGCGGTTCAATTTATGACATTAAATAAAGGAAAGTTAGTATTACCTTATGAAGTAATATCTGTTGAATATAATACTGATGTTCGTCAAATATATAATAAATTAATTTCAGCAGGATATAAGATTGAATTAAAAGAATATTTTCCATATTTTCAATTTTGGGATCGTCATTTAGAATTTATTTATAATAATGAAATAGTTTTAACAGTATATAATAATAATCAAAGATGTATTCCTTATAGAAGATATGAATCTGGTAATATGGCAAGTTTTCAACAAATATTAATGCATCATTTAATTAAATATTACTATTTTTTAAATAATAGAATAGATACTGCTAATGTTAATAATACACTTGGAGAATTAATTAGAACTCGAAATGATTATCTTAAGAAAAATAATAAAACTGTTATGGATGATACAATGTATCGTGAATTTATGATAACTTGTTTAGGTAAGGCATTTGATGCTAGAAGACAACAATTCATAGATTATAAGAAGAAAAGAGAACAAGGAAAAAAAATTAAATTTACATATGATCCCCAAGAAAATTTTCATGATAAATTACCAAACTATATTTTTGATAACACTTCCGGAAATATAATTAATAATCCTAAATTATATACCATACAATCTACAAACAATTCATCTCCTGAATTAAAAAAATCAGATATTAAAATGAAAAGATTCTCCAAAAAATCATCCAAGAAAACATCAAAGAAATTATCCAAAAAAACATCAAAGAAAAATAAAAGATCAATTGCTGAAGAAGTTGTTGAAATAGATATGAATAAAACTGAAACAAATTATCCTTTTGAAGATCCTTTATTATCTCCATATATATATACAACTGAAGCATACTAGACTCTTTAGTTAAAAAAAATAAGAATTAAAATTAAATAAATTTTTATTTAAAAAATTTGGTTTTGGAGCATATTTTGAATTATAGTCTGCTGTTAATTCAGTGCCTCTTTCTATATCTTCTCTTGCTATTCCTAATACATATATTATTTTATTTGTATTATCTATTGTTATTTTCAAATCTAAATTACAATAATTTGAATGATTTATATATTTACCAAAAGGAAAATCATCAAATTTAGAATCGCCATAAACTCTTGCTAATAATCCAACACAATTCCCTTTTCTTAAATTAATTTTACTAAATAGACCTGACCCGTCTATAAAAGATTTATCAATATATAAAATATTTAAACGACACATATTTAAAGAGCGTATATAATTAGATTACATTTCTTTTTTAATTAAACTTAATAACTTTTTATCTAATTCTGAAGACGCTGTTCTATAATCTTCTTGATTATTTAATATATCAATTATCTTTTTTGAACCTATCTTTTCAAATATTTTATCTATTCGATCGTTATGCTTTTTATCTTCTTTTTTATATTTCATACAAATATAACAAACAGCATACGTGAAAATTATTCCAAATGGAATTATTAAAATTGTATAATACATACTACTATTATTAATAATCTTTTATCTCTTTTATAATTATTTTATTTGATAAGATAAATCATAATTGTTTAATTTAAATCTTTTAACGTTATTATCTTTAAAATGAAAATTATCATTAACATCTCCTTCATAAAAATAGTTATTATATCTCCGTGATAATGATTTATAACTACACCGCGGCGCATATATATATGTATAGCCAAATACTTGTTTCGATACATCTTTATACTCATCTATATGACAATACGTTTTTGCATCTCCTTCATAACTATCTTGATTCAGAATAAGTTTAAAGCAATCTATATTTCCGAAATGACAATGTTGAATCCCGTTGTTTTTATAAGTTAACCCAGAATTCTCAATTTGTTTTCTTATAGCAAAAAGTTTTTCCCATTCACTATTTATAAATCCTATGTCTATATCATTATCCCAAGGAATTATACCACCATGTCTATTCAATCCTAATACAGTTCCTGCTACAGCAACATATTTTATTTTATTTTTTTCTAATATTTCATTCATTATATTCATATGTTCGTATGAAGTCATCGCATAATCTTTCATTCTTGGTAATATATGCATATATTTACTATAATTATCACTTTGTTTATAATATGGTAATATCTTTTTTTTACATATTATTCTTATAAGCAATGGATTCGCGGTTTCCGTATTAATATTGGGGGAAAAATAGTCTTCTTTACAATATACTACTTCACAATCATTATCAATTGCTATTTTTGTAATCATTTCCTCTGAATATAACCATCTCTTATGCGTAGTTTCATATGATTTATCGTTATCATTATATTTACTATTTTTAATTAATTCTAAATCATTTAAGGACCTAACTTCAATACAAATTAACCCACCGGGTTTTAAATTATTAATAGCATATTTAAATATATTTTGTGAGTTTATATAAGGTATCGCATGTAAAAACCATCTCATGTATATAATGTCAAATAATGTCTGTAGTTTATTATTTTTTAGAATTTCTTCTGCGTCCTCTTTTATTATTTTAATGATAGGGGTATCACTATTGTTGGCATTAATATCTGTAACATTAATGTCTACAGAATTAATGTCTATAGCATAACACATATTACCTTTTTTTGAAAAAAAAACACTATCTCTACAATTACCAGATCCTATATCTGCTATTTTTAAATAAACATTATCCTTATTATATTTATGAATATAATTGTCATATACAAAACTTGAAAATAAACTATTATTTTTTATATCATGTGTTGTATTGTTATAATAATCTACCCAAAAATTCTTGTTTATATTTGACAACACCTTAAAGTTACTTGAATTACTCAAAGACATATTTAATTATTATTATATAATATAATATTATATTTATATCAAAAAATTATTTCGTGTTTAAAATATAAATGATCAAAAATATTATTTCCTCCTTTTTTATTTCATTTATTTCTTTTGGATTATATGTTGAATTAAATCCAAAAATTGGCAATATATGGTGGAGAATAAATTCTAATGGTAATAAAGAAATTAGAATTAATAATCTATTTGCCTTAATATTTGCTCCTTTTTATTATTTATTTTATTGGTTTCCAAATATGTGGGATATTAATTTTTTTATTTGGTGGGGTATTACATATCTAATCTTTTATAAGTGTTCCATAAATAAAAGTGACATACAAAATAAAATAAAAAATTGATTTAAATATATTTAAAGTTAAAGAGATATAATAGTTATAAATAGAATGAATAATTTAGATGAACATGAAGACGTAGAAACAGTTTCAATCCCTTTTAATGAAAATAATATTTTGATTAAAAATGAAGATGTTGAAAAATTATTTAAAAAATTTAATATTGATATTAAAGTTAAAGATATCGGATTATACAGAAAAGCATTAACCCACAAATCTTATATTAAACGTGAATATTATGGTCTCTATAAAGATATGTTAGAAGAAGCTTATAAATTATATCCTAAAGGAACATTACCTCTACAAGATGCTAGTAATGAAAGATTTGAATTCTTAGGTGATACAGTAATTAAATTAATTTGTGCTGATTATTTATTTGATAGATTTAACGAAGATGGGGATGATGAAGGATTTTTATCAAGATTAAAGATGAAGATAGAAAATCGTGAGGCTCTTTGTGTTTTTGCGATAGAATTAGGAATTGATAAATATATGATTATATCAAATCAAATAGAAACATTACAAGGAAGAGATAGTGATAAATTATTAGAAGATGTATTTGAATCATTTATGGGAGCTTTATATAAAGATCAAGGATTTCAAGTTTGTTATACTTTTATGAGAATGTTACTTGAAAGTATCCCAGATTATGCTGAACTAATATACAAAGATACAAATTTTAAGAATCAAATTATGATTTTCTACCATAAGAATAAATGGAATGCTCCTAAATACATTGAAGTTGAACAATTTATTGATAGAAAAACTGGAAAGAAAATGTTTAAAGAAGGTATTTTAGATTTTTGTGGGAAAGTTTTATGTACTGGAACTGCTACAACCAAGAAGGAAGCTCAACAAATTGCAGCAATGAATGCATTAGTTAAATTTAATTTACTAAATCCAGATCAAATCGTGAATGAATTTTAATAAATTATTTTATATAACAAATAAATTTCTTTTATATATATATATGCTAACAATATATTTTAATAATTATTGTCAAATATCAGATGAAACTTATAATGTATATATTAATTTTTTTAAATTAATATTTAAAGATGAAATAATTAGAATTAATAATAAAGATTCTGATATTTTATGTGAATCTGTTTATGGTAATAAATCAATTATAAATTCAAAAAAATATAAATTTTCATTTCTAATATCAAATGAAAATAGATTAATTAATAAGGAATATTTAAATAAATTTTCTTGTATTTTATCTGGATTTACAAATTTAAATAATATGATTACAATACCATATTTTTATTGGAGATTATTTTCTACTAATATTAAAATATTTAATATAATTGATAAAATACCTTTAAAAAAAATATGTGCTGTTATATCAAATAGTAATTCTATTAGAGCTAATATTTTAAAAAAATTACATAGAAATATACATATTGATTTTGGTGGTATGTTTATGAATAATATTCCAAAAGTAAAAGGTTCTCATGCGGATGATAGCTTAATTGAATTTTACAAAAAATATAAATTTGGGATTGCTTTTGAAAATTCAATTGGTGAATACTATATTACTGAAAAAATATTTAATATATTTAGAGCAGGAACTATACCTATTTATTTTGGCACAACAAAAATTAATGAATTTATTAATCCAAAAAGATTTATTCATATAAAAGATGATTCTGATATTGAAATAAATAGAGTTTTAAATATTATAAATAATATGACTGATTTAGAATATATGAGAATAATAAATGAGCCTGTTTTAATTAAACCATTTGATATTACATTTAATCAAATAATAAATAGTATTCAAAATAAATTATTATTAAATAATAGTGATATAGAAAAACAATAGCGTCAAATTTAATTGTTAATAAATTATTTTATAATTATAATATATATGAATTATTATCAGAAGTATTTGAAATATAAAAATAAATATTTAAGATTAAAACAAGTTGCTGGCGGATTAGTTGATAAAGTATATGTGAGTGCGATTCATGAGTTAGATAATATACAAAAATTATTAGATGAATCAGTATTATGTTCAACTAATGAAAAAAAAGAAATAAATGTTATAAAATTTAAAGAATTATTAAGAGAGCTTGTAAATAATATAGCTTTAAATAAATCAAGGAATGAAAATGTTATTTTATTAAATAATTTTAAAATTTCGTATTATATGATGTTAGATTCAATTACAAATAAATGTAATGTAGAAACGATTGAGACAATTCGCGTAAAATTTGAATATATTAATGAAGAATTAATTAAATTAGTAAAAAATCATAAATATGGTGGATTAATAATTGGAAATTTTATTGTATATGGAACTGATACTGTAGAAGTTGCTCAAATTAATGGCAGAAAAAGTATAAATATAAATTATTTTAATAAGGAAACAGGCGAAACAACACGAACCGAAACTATTTCAATGCTCGCTGCTGAAGAAGGCGAACGTTTAATGAAAGAAGCAATTCGTACTGGACCTGCTCCACCTGGATCAATATTTAGACTTGGTTCAAATCCAGCAAAACAAGTATATATTACTGATAATATTGGTAATTTTAGAGTTAATTTTGAAAAAATAGATAAAATAGAAAATGAAGGACAAGCTAAAGAAAAATTAGTATTTGAAGTTCCTAAAACAGTTTGGAATAAAACATTAACAGGATTTCTTGCTGAATATACTCGCGTTAAATAAATTCTGTATATGACGTTACTCAATGAATAAAAAATTGATCATAATTTTTTATAATTTATTTTATTTATAATTATTTATAAATAGTTAAAATCTATATTTTTTTATTTCTCGGAATACAATATTTATATCAATTTTAAGGTATTCATAAAATAAACCATATGAATCTATTAATGTTCTAGTTGGATCTTTAGATGTTACAAGTTTTGTATCTGGAAATTGTAATAATAGATTATAAAAAAAATTATTACGTTCAGTTACAGAAGCACTTAATAATTTATCTCGTGTTCTTTTAATAATATCATTAAATTCTCCTATTTCTCTATGACTTGTTATTGGAAAATATATTTTACAGTTTTTTATATCATCTTCTGGAATAAAAGTTTTCTCAGATTCTATTAAATCGTATTCATTAATTATACATAATCTACTAAATATAAAATTGGTATGTGCTGCTCCAGCTATAATAACAGTTGTGGAATTATTTGGCATTTCATATACATATTCTAATGTATATAGATCCATTACATGAGATATTAATGTATCTAAATTTTTACATAATTCTCTATATATATCTAATTTTTTATCAATTGTTAATTCTTTAAATGTTTCATCTATAAAAATTTTTGGATGTTTTATGAGTGTTGTAATTTCTTTAGTAATCATTTCTTTTAAATAAACATATTCTGTTCGTGTATCTATAAATATATCAGTTAATTTTTTAGGTACATTAAATTTAGTACGCTTATTTAATTTATCATAGTTTTCTCCAATAATTTTTTTATTCATACTGTCAAGATTTGGATAATATTTTTGAAAATCTGTTATTATTTCACTTTGATCAATATTTTCATCATTTATAATATATTTTTGCACATTTAAAATACCATAATCTATGTATTCTTGTAATGAATTATTAATTAAATCAGCAGACATTTCACTATTTTTTATTTTATCATATATTTGTTTAACATATGCATACATTATATTTTCAATTCCTAAAACATTTCTTATATCAATTTGTATTTTTGATACATTTGGATAATATTTTGGTATCATTTGATCAATACGAGTATTTATATAATATAAATTGTGTACATTTTCATCATATTTTGATGAAAATAATTTAGGATCAAGTTCTTTCTTACCACCAAGCAATATTATTGGAGTAGGTATTTCAGTTAAAAAAAGTACTTTTTGAAATGGATCAAATTTATGTTTACCACCAATATTTTGTTTTGCTATACTAATTTTTTTTGAAATTAATCCCAAATATTTATCATATCCTTTTTTTGGATCATTTCGTCTTATTATGTTTTTAATTACTCCGTCTTTATCTAATTTTATTGTTGATACATCATTTGTAGCATGAATTTCTCCTAATAGAATAACAATTTTATTTGATTTATTATTCTTTATAATTCTGATATTTTCAGGTGCTACACAATCTTCTATAGTTACTTTATCATATAATATACCCCTTCCTAATTGATTTTTTAAATTAATATATTTTTCTTTATATTTTATATATTTTTCTTTATAATTACTCATATAATATATTATATATAAGAAATTTTAATATTAATTTATTTCTGAATTATAAATTAGTTTATCTTCAAGCAATTATATTTTATTACATAAACTTTATATACAACTTTTATGTACTTACCTCTTCTTTTGTACCATCGTTTGCTAATGCTGCGCTTTTTGCTGCGGCGACTGCTTTAAGTATATTCGCCTTTAATCTACCAGCCGCCGCAGCAACAAGCGCAGAATAACCCCTTCTTATTGATGCGGCAGCAGCTGCTGCCGCAGCATCTCCCTCTTCTTCTGTACCACCGTTTGCTAATGCTGCGCGTTTTGCTAATGCTGCGCGTTTTCCATCTATTCCATCTATTTCTTCTCTTGTTTTTATTTCACCCGGTCTGTTTGGATTTACAAAATATACAACTGCTGGTGTAGCTGGATTAAAAATAGGAAAGTGTCCTTCTAAATTAATAATCCTTTTAAGTTCTACTATATCTCCTTCTGGTCCTGTATCTCTTTTATTAAGTAAATCATAAATATATTTTTGAACTGTATTCAATTTTATATCGCTCATAATATAATATATAAATATAAATTATATTAAAATTTTAAATTATGTTAATAAATTAAACTTTTTAAATTAAATTGTAAGGTAATTATGTATGATATATTTGTTTTAGTTTTATAATGATTAAAGTAACTGCTAAGCTGTTTCTTCTCTTTCTGCTTTAAGCCTATCTGCCACTGCTTCTCTTTCTGCTTTAAGTCTATCTGCCACTGCTTTACCAGCTGCTGCTGGATTTCTACCATTAGTTATTGCTTCGACAGCAGCTAATGCCGCAGCATTTCCTTCATCTTCTGTACCACCGTTTGCTAATGCTGCTTGTTTTGCTTCGTCACCAATCGCCCTCTTCATTCGCGTGAATGCGGCGTCTCGGGCTACTGGATCAATATCACTTATTATTGCTGGTCTCTGAGCTCTTTCTGCTCTAAGTCTATCAGCCTCTGCTCTACCAGCAGCTACTGGATCATTACCACTTCTTATTGCTGCGGCAGCTGCTGCCGCAGCACTTCTTACGTATCCATGTAATAATAAAGATTTTAAATTAGGATCAGTTTCTGGGGTTGAATATTGAATAAACTCAACGAATTTTGGATTTGGATTGTCGCATTTTTTTAAAGCTTCTTCGGGAATATTAAAATATATTTTTATTTCAGAACCATATATAAATTCTACAAGATCGTATCTTATAGTACCGTCAATAAAACTATGGATTGATGCTACAAAACACTGAGTACCTGGTCTAAAATCAGCTACACGATAGTCACCTGTAGCTTCAGGTCTACCAGAAGCTCCTACTGTTCCATGTAGCACTCCTTCCCAAGTTCCACAATCACCAATGCTAACACATTCAACTATCTCTTTTAAACTAAAAGGGGCGCCACCAATTTGATTCTTTAAATCTAAATATTTTTTTTTATACTTTAAATATTTGTGTTGATCGGACATATATATATATATAAATTATTTATTTCTGAATCTCAGGAACATAATAAATAAATCGTTTTTGACTACCTTCATATAATTCTTTTTTATGAACCTTATGTCCATGAATATCTTTTTCTTCTTGATAAACAAAGAACATTCTTTTATAATCTCCGGGTAATTTAGTTGATTTAGTCATTATCTTCATTTTAATTGCTTCTTCCTTATCATAATCTCCCCAAGTTAATATCTTACAATTATTAAATATATCTTTTAATTCATTATCTGTCAATTTAGATACTTTTCTAAATGGATCAATCTTTGATAAATATAAAACATCTGCTCTTAAATAATTTCCAACACCAGAAACGACTTTTTGATTCATTAATACATTCCCAATTGGTTTATCTAAATGTGTTTTCTTTTTAACCTGTTTCTTAAATAATTCAAAATCAGTTGTTTCATCCATAATATCTGGTCCAATTGTTTTTAATTTTTTATTTAATTCTTCTTTTCCTATAATAATTTTTAAAGTTCCAAATGAAAGAGTGTCATAAAAATATATTGAACCTTTTTCTGTTTTAAATTCTACATTTCTGTGCTTAATTGCGTTTATTGTATATGAATCCATTTTCTCATCTGGAATATAATTGGCCCATTCATCTTCAACTTCTGAAAATTCATAATCCTCTAATTTTGGATTTTTTATTTTCGAATCTAAATAAGACCACCCACCACTTAATCCGAGGGTAGCAAGTAGGTATAAATCTTGTTCAAATACCATCCACATAAGTTTTCCTTTAGTTCCAATATCTAATAATTTTAGAGGTAATTTATTTTTAATGGTTGTATAATTTTCAAATGGATCATGTTTTTTATATCTACCATTAATAATATTTATTTCTGTTATATTTGTTTCTCCGATTTTACTAAATATAAAGTCAGCAAATCTACGAACTTCATTAATTTCGGGCATCTTTAATTATAATAATAATATTATTTTATATTACTATAAACTATAAATGAATCTTTTATTATATAGAATCATATTCTATTTTATATTATTTGTAATTTCAGGAACACTTAATTATAACAATAAAGTCTTTTTACAACAAGGATTTTTTACAATCGCCGTATCTTTATTAATTTTATGGTTCTTAGCGTATAAAGGAAAATTAAAAGAATTAGAATCTTGGCCCTTTTTCATTATCTATATTATAAGTATTCCATTAATATATCATTTAATATATAGATTATTTTTTGATAAAGATATAAATACTAGTGGTCGGGTTGAGAAATTATATATTTTAGCGATAATAATGATATATTTATCTTATGTGTGGTATGAAACAAGAATTAAAATGATTTAAATTTATTATATTTTTATTATATAATTATATATATAATGACTACTTTAGTTGATATAAATAATTATTTATCATATAAAGCATTTAAAATGAAAGATACTGTATGTTATAAAATGACTCATATAATTAAAGTTAATGAAACAAATGGTAATATATATTTAAATAATAATTTTACAGAAGAATTCGGCCCAGTTGTAACTTTATCAACAAATACTGATTTTGAGCGAGATTTAAATAGAGATAGTTTTGGTATTATAAAATTTATAGATGAAACTGATGATTTAGTTGATAAATGTGTAGGATCTGGTACTTTTGGTGAAGAATACGCAAAAGAAAATAAAAAACTTTCAAAAATAAATCGATTAAAAAAACAAATATGTTCTTTAACAGATACTTCTATTAAAATCAATAATTCAACAAATGCTTTAGAAAGACATTCGAAATTAAAAGAATATATCAATAAATATTTTTATCCACCTGAAATATTAAATTTAGAAATCTATGAATTCTTATTAAAAAATTATCCAGAAGATGGTGATAAGAAAAATATTATAACTACCTCAATTGAAGAATCAAGTGATGATGAATGTGGAATTATACAAGCTGATCCAATTATTCAAAATGTAGCAACAACTAAGCAGTCACCTCGTTCATGTGATCCAATTAGTGGAAAAATTAAAGATAATAAAACTACAGGCAAAATTCCATTAACACCATCAGATAATCCGACTTATGATTTTTCTTTAAATATTAATGGAGAAATTATAAAAAGTAGTGATTTAATTAAATTTACAAATATATTTGGAGCAAAACAATCAGATAGAAAAAGAATAGATCCAATAACTGACAGAATTGATAGTATGCTGCCCTTATATACAGAATCTGGAGTTAAATATATTTTTAATAGTGTAGGTCACATACTAGAAAATCAGTGGATAATTAATATAGGGGATCCAAAACGACCAGATTTTTTTTATAATAATTATTCATTAATAAAAATATTAAAACCTAATAAATATCAAAAATTTATAGTAATTGGTGATTTACATGGATCGTTTGCTACATTTATTAGAATATTGTTAAGATTTAGAAAAATGGGCATTATGAATGAAAATGGTATTTTAATAAATGATCATCATGTAATTTTTTTAGGAGATGTTGTAGATAGAGGTATATATGGTTATGAAATAATGATGTTATTATATTGTTTAAATATTTTAAATCCTGATAATATTCATTTAAATAGAGGTAATCACGAAGAGAAATCTATTAATAATAAGTATGGATTAAAAGCTCAATTAGCAACACAATTTTCACCAGATGAAGTATATAATTTGATGAATGTAGTAATGGAACGTCAATCATCCTCAATATTAATACAAAATCCTATTAATAATAAATATGTTTATTTAGCTCATGGCGGATTACCAACAAATGATTTACAAAAATTAGATCCAGACTTTAATATAACTAATTTTAAAAATAAATGTTTAATAGTATCAAATGAAATTGGAGATAATATTAGATGGAATGATTTTGAATCTGTTCTAACAACTTTACCAGGTATAAGAGATAGAGGATCATCAGTAGTAACTGGATACGATATAATTAGAGAAGCGCAAGTAAGAGGAATTGAATTAATAATTAGAGGACATCAAGATCATCCAATGAATACAAAATTATTACCTTTATATGATCCAACTAAACTAGCTTGGACACCTTAGGAACAATGTTCTATTTGTTAATAACTAGTTTTACAAATTAAACCAGTTTACATTTTTTGATAATATTTTAAATATTTTATATTTACAATATTATAAATGTCGTCAGACAATTCTGAAAATACTAATAATAATCAAAATTATATTGATTTAAAAATAAATGGTCGGTTATTAGGATTATATATTTTATCTAATTTTAAAAAGTATAAATTACCACCCATTGAAAAACAAACTGGAAATGATCCATGTGCTTACACTCAAGAAGGCCAAGAAATAGAACTAAAATTATATCAAAAATTTGTTGCTTCATTTTTAGATTTTAGATCTCCTTTTAGAGATATTTTAATCTATCATGGATTGGGTTCAGGTAAGACAGCTACAGCTATTAATGTTTATAATGTTCTTTATAATTATACTCCAGCCTGGAATGTATTTTTATTAATTAAAGCATCCTTAAGAGATTCAACTTGGATTAAAGAATTAAAACAATTCTTAACTAAAGATGATATTAATGGACGTATGTTTAATATAAAATTTATTCACTATGATTCACCTAAAGCTGATAGAGATTTTATTCAAGCAATTAAAGAAGCTGATAGTTCAAAGAAACCTTTATATATATTTGACGAGGCTCATAATTTTATAAGAAATGTATTAAATAATTTAACATCTGGAACTGGTAAAAGAGCACAAATTATATATGATTATATAGTTCAAGAAAAGAAGGAAAACGATCAAGCAAGAGTTATATTAATTTCTGGAACACCAGCAATTAATTCTCCTTATGAATTGGCATTAATATTTAATTTATTAAGACCTGATTCATTTCCAAGAAATGAGAATAAATTTAATGATATTTATATTAGTTCTGGAAATATAAAAACATTAAATCCATCAACAAAAAATATGTTTCAAAGAAGAATATTAGGATTAGTCAGTTATTATACAGGGGCAACAAAAGATACATTTGCTGAAAAGAAAGTTATTTATAAAAATTTAACAATGGATCCTTACCAACAAGAAATATATGAAGTATATGAAGCAATTGAAGCAAAATTAGAAGCAGCAAAAATGAGAGGAAGAAGTAATGATAAAACATATAAAACATATACTAGACAAGCATGTAATTTTGTATTTCCATTTATTTCTGAAAAAGTAAATGGTGAAAAAAGACCAAGACCGGGACAATTTAGAATTAATGAATTAGATGGTGCTAGAATATTAGAAGGAAAAAGTGAAAAATTAAAAGAAGATCTATTAACAAAAGAATATGTAAAAGATATTGAATTATACATGATGACAATAAATGATTTTGTAACACAGACTGAAGAATATTTTGATAAAATAAATCAAGAAGATATTAAAAAAAATTATACGCTGGAAAATGATATTGAAGTATTTAAAAAAGAATATCAATATAAATTTAACGATTTCTTAAAAAATCATAAAACAAAGTCTAATTTATTTAAAAGTTTATATGCGTGCTCATGTAAGATGACAGCTTCTATATTTTACTCATTAAAAAGTAAAGGAACAATATTAGTTTTTTCAAATTATGTTAAGATGGAAGGACTACAAATATTTAAACTATATTTAAAATATATTGGTGTTCTTGAATATAAAGGCTCTAATGATTTAGAAAAAACTAAAGATTATCATCGTTTTACTGAATTTCATGGTGATATTAGTATGGATGTAAGAACTGCCAATAAAGATACTTTTAATTTACCTGAAAATAAAGATGGTAAAATTATTAAATACATTTTATTAGCTCCTGCTGGTGCCGAAGGTATTTCTTTAATGAATATAAGACAGATTCATGTATTAGATCCTTATTGGAATGAAGTTCGTATTGAACAATTAATTGGTAGAGGTATTCGTCAATGTTCTCATAAAGCACTACCAATGGTAGAAAGAAAAGTAGATGTATATAGGTATAAGGCAATTCGAGCAAATGAAAAAAGAACAACAGATGAACAAGTTGAAGAATTAGCAAAAGGAAAACAAACATTAATTGATTCCTTCTTAAAATCAATTAAAGAAACAGCAGTTGATTGCGAATTATTTAAGGCTCATAATATGATTGATGCTAGTTATAATTGCTTCCAATTTAATGAAAAATCTTTGTTTGATCAATATATTGGTCCCGCTTTTAAGGAAGATATTGAATATGATAATAAAATTAATAATGGATTAAATTCCATGAACTCAGATGTTAAGAGAATAAAAGTTATTAAAATTGAAGGAGTTGAAAAAATAGATGAAAATTCTTTTGAAAATAAAAAACATTATTGGTATTATCCTGAATCAGGTGTTGTATATGATTATGATTTAGATTATCCTATTGGTAAAATAGCAGTAATAGATGGAAGTCCTGAAAAACAAAATGAAACAACATATGTTATTAGTAGTATAATTCAAATACCAAAACTAAAAAATGTTATCTAATTTTCTTTTATTAAATATTTAATTTAATAAAAAATTAATCCGTGGCCTTCGGCTGCCTACTAATTTTTATTAAAATTGAAAAATAAAAATATATAATGATCCATTTTCAACAGTATCCACAACCGCTAAATGGCTTCTTCCGCAATCGCAATCACGCCGACCCCCGCGAACAAGACAAACATGCTGCCTCCCACGGAAGAGGGCAGTCAGGTTCCATTTGCCGAGCTGTCCTTCGATAAGTGCAATGAGCTCTTGGGGCTTAAGGAAAACATGAGCGACGCACAAAAGTGCGTGTACTTGATCAAGTACATTAGCATTTGCGCAGCCTTCCACACCAACAAGATTCAGCACGAGTCTATGATGACTCTGTCAGAGCAGCAAATTGATATGATTGTTGCTCTGACGCGTGTTAAGGTGGATGGCAGTGGTGGTGGCGGTGGCGCTGGCGCAATTTAGATTGATAAATCTGCGCAACTGAAAGATTCTACAAAAAGATTTGATTAGATTATTTTATATAAAATAATTTAATCATAAATTATTAATAAAAATTGAAATATTTATTTATATTAAGTTTCTTTCTAAAAGAAAAAAACTGCTAGCATGGCATCCATCATTCAGGCCATACTGCGGTGCTTCTTTCCATTCATTACGCTGAGTGGATCCGTCACTCAGCAAGAAACTGTCACACCTTTGCTTTCCGAAAACTCTGCGTCGGAAGAGGTGGCTCGCAGAAAAAAAGCTGAGGAACGCATCAAAAACGCCAACATTGAGCGTTATCTGGATGGAAAATCGCCAATCGGTAGTTTTATTCGTGGGACACATGATAACATGTACCGTCTTGGAAAACCGATTACCTTCTCGGATGCCTGGAGTGGTTATCCAGACATTACACAAAATTACCAAAGAACTGGGAACCTTTAGGTCAGATTTAGAGTTAGATTAGATTTAAAAAATAAATTTGTTATTTTTTAATTATAATCCAATAAAAATTGAAATATATTTCTATTTATAGATCTATACTTTAATCACTTTTCGCACTCAGTAATGACTGACCTAGCGACATCCAATCACGCTGCTGGCGGCGCAAGTTGCCCGCCTCCCCCACTTCCTTTGAGTTTTTCTCGTCCTCCTCCTCTCAATCTCAAACCAGTTCTTAGATTCGTTCCGCAAGTTTCAGTTAGTGGCGATGTAGTTTGTGCCACTATTCAAGGCAATCGTGACAACCAAGAAGATTCTTTTAGTTTTTTGGAGAATGTATACGGTGTGTATGACGGCCATGGCGGTTCCGGAGCATCCGAATTTTGTAAGACTCACCTACTTCCAAATATTTTGAAAAACTTAAAGGACTTATCAAGCATAGATGACCTCAAGAGCGGTGTTGTCAGGGGCTTTATCGAGACTGAAAATTCTTTCAAGGCTACAAAGACACCTTATTTCTTTGGCTATCCAGACGAATCTGGTGCTTGCCTATTGGTTGCGATTGTTTTTAAGGACCGTCGCGTGAGGCTCCAGCCTCTAAGTGACGATACTCGTCCCTTAGAGGACTTTTTGCTCCTCGCAAGTGCTGGTGATGTGCGCTCTCTTCTGGTTTATGCTGACGGAACGCATGAGCGTGTTAGTGTGGAGCATCCAGCAACTTTGGCAGAAGAGAAGGATCGGATTCACGCAGCAGGTTGTTATATTTCTGCTGGGCGCATCAATGGCAATCTGGCAGTTGCTAGGTCTTTAGGAGATTTTCACCTAAAAGTCGGGCATTCTGCTGATGATAAGGAGGCAATTTTGGCAGATCCTTCCAGACACGCGGTGACTTGTGTCCCAGAGATTACAATTGTAACTCCAAAGAGCAAGCCCTACATGCTTCTGCTCATGTCTGATGGAGTTGGTGAGGGACATGGAATGACAAGTGAGTTTATTGCTGAGTCATCTAAGATTGTGCCACCTGAGGAACTCGCGAGGTTTCTTGTTATGACGGCCTTAGAACGCGGATCACATGATAATATTACGTGCATGACTATTCCTCTTGGCTCCTGGAATCAGAGTGAGCCTTTTGCTGAAGCATCTGGTGCAAACGCAAGTGGCGCAAGCGAAAGCGGCGGCGCAAGCGCAAGTGGCGCAAGCGAAAGCGGTGGCGCAAGCGGTGGCGCAAGCGGTGGCGCAAGCGGTGGCGCAAGCGAAAGCGGTGGCGCAAGCGGAAGCGTAAGCTCAAGTTCAAGCGCAAGCGTGAGCAGTGGCCCGCCTCCTCCCCTAACACTTGGACTTGGTTGTGTGCCAGAAGTATTTGCTGAAGATGGTGGAGATGCTACTCCGTCTCTTCTTGGTTATGCTCCTGACACATGTGCTTGTGGATGCATACATGGCTGCCGCGGGCATATTGGTGCTGATGAAAATGGCACTCCTACACAAGGAACGTGTATTCGATGTGCTATGAACACTGATATGGAGGCAGTTGATTAATAAGATTGTGAGATTATTTTATATATAAAAAATTGAAAATATTTTATATATGAAGACTAATTAAATTCTAACAATCTGAGTCCTACGCCTCAATGTCCGCCTCCAAGATTGACCAAACTCTCGGAAAGCTTGAGAGCGCGCTGATTAAAACATTACAACCACCCAAAAACTCGCGCGTAGCCCTTATAAATGTTGTCATCTTGGCGCAGGCTGTAAACCTCCTTGAGGACACTCTAAGTTCCAGCGAGAATGAGACGATTGCCATGCTTCTCGTAGAAGTCAAGAAGCTGCTCATGGACGCCGAGAAGCTTCGAGAAAAACTGGAGAGTGAAGAGGCAGGCGCAACTGCTAGCAGCGGTGACGGCGGTGGCGGTGGCGGTGGCGGTGGCGAGCCAACTATGACCGAGGACAAACTCGCCAACTAAAAAGCGTTATGTTGCTTGTAGTGCTAGCTGTACAGTATCTACCTAAGAAGAAAAGAGATTTTTTTAAAAAGAAATTTATATCTATAAATTTGCTTTTGAAATCCGAGTATAGAATAAAAATTGAAAAAAAAATAATAATACGGGCTTTATTTAAATATTAATCAACCATCTGCGAAAATGTCTTCTCCTCAGAAAACTCTCAAAGAGCGCACAACTGCCATCCGAATCGAGGCCTCTAAGCTTCTTCGCGACGAGAGCGGCGAGGAGGGAAGCTTTGTTGTTCGCTCTCCCACGCAACCACTCTCACCAACGCAAGTGCGCGCCCTTCAGCTTCTGAGGGAGCTTGAGGGCCTTCAGATTGAGTTTGACGACAAGCAAGAGAAAGGGGAAAAGATTCAAGAGCTTGGACCAATACCAATGTTTGTTGCTCTTAATAACATTCGCCTTTTTCTCGGCTCACCCCAAAACGAGGAGTTCATTTTTCTTACACCCTTGGAAAAGGAGGCACTTCAGGCTCACGAAAAGACTGTGGACACAGAGTCAAGCAAGGCATGCGGTGGCGGCGGTGGCGGCGGTGGCGGCGGTGGCGGCG